CGTTGGGGAATAGGTAATCCAATCCATCCCCATTCCTTTATATCCGTCTGGATTGGCCTTAGTCCAAACGCCTGCTCCTTCTTCCGGCGTAGCGTCGTTATGTCCATGACCAGATCCTACATCACTATATCCAGGAATGTAATTCCACCCATTCCCAGAAGCTCCTGGAATAAAACCTTTAGACCGGAACATACTTCCTAAATCTTCTGCCTCTTTATGAAAATCTTCTAAAGATCTTTCCCCTATTCCAACAGAAGATCTAGTGATAGGAGAGTAGTCTTGCAATTCTGCTCCATTAGTGGAACCTTGTCTGTCAGCATAGAATTTCCATTGTTCTTCTTGTTCGTTATAACCTTTTTGTCCCCAAGAAGACGGAGCAGACCAAGCTGATTCTTGTGTTGGTTGAATACCTGATGTGGTATCTGTGCTAGTTCCAAAGGTAGATTGATATAGACCAGGATTTTCCAATCCTTTTCTAATGGCATTATTACGACTGCGCTTCTCATCTAGTCCAGCCTTTTGAACTTCACTATTAACTAAAGATAAGTCAGAGAGATAATCTGCCATTAATACCACCTACGATCAACACCGAAGAACAAACTCCCTTCCTCTGAACCAAAGGACAAAGCAGCATTCTTGATGGCCATATACTCTTGATTGAGTAACCTACGGGACTCCGCATCAATACCATACTCAGAAGCAAGACGAACGGCTAGACCATATTTCAAAGTCTCCAGCCATTCTTGAGGAAAGTCTGGAGTGTCTCCCGCTATTAGAAAATCTTCAAAGGTTCGTTGATAGGTTATGTACACGGTGTTGTTGATTGCTTCTGTAGAACCAGGAACAGGGAATACATGAAGTACTCCATAGTCTAATTTAGGTTCATAATAAAATTGTATAGGATTACCAGCCGAGGTTTTATTACCTAACATGTTATACTCTTGTCTAGTTAACAAGCGCATAGGAATGTCAATCTCACTAGTTGAATCATGGTTCCATGCTTGTAATACTTTAAGAGGTTTAGGAGTATTAATAGTTTTGCCAATACCGATTTCATAGGTAGCAGTGGATGCTGTTAGAGGAACAGCATAATCAATAATGCCCCATTGGGGCATACCCTCTGCTTCCAATGCTTTGACAAAGATGTTCAAAGCTTCCGCAGCTTCTGTCACCTGTCCTGCATCTGGAGTCTGTCCCGTAGAAAGAACACCAAGAATTCTAAGTGCTCCTGTAATAATTTGATCACGTGTTACGTTGAACACTGTAGAATTGCTGGTACTCATCCATTTTCCTTTAAATATTTTATAGCAGTTTCTAAAATACTAATACTATCTTCGGAATACCCTAAAAGAAGATTACATTTAGTACATAATAATCCACGAACTTTGTTCGTCTCATGGCAATGATCTACAACTAATTGTTTTATCCCGTCAATTTCTATTGTATTACTTCTAGATTCTTTCTTATTACAAATAGCACAAACATAGTTTTGATTTTTAAATATTTCCTGATATTCGTCTAATGTTATTCCGTACAATCGTTTATAAGAAGCATTCTTTCGACTAGTAATTCCTTTTATAGAAGTACTATATGTTTTTCTGTGTATTTTTGTTTTTTCTACATTATTTTGTTTCCATAGTGTTGCTTTTTCTATTACCGTTTCTTTATTTTTCTCGTAGTGTCTTTTAGAAAAGGTAGTCATTTATTTTACATGATCCTTAATGAATAAGATAGTTGCTCCCAAAGCACTACCCAAAGCAACAAGCCATTTAACAAAAGTTACAACTCCACGGGCTTGTTCAAACAAAGACAAAAGAGATCTAACATCAGAAGACAATTCATTTACTTGTAATCGTAAATCATTTAATTGTTTGCTTATTTCTGCATGAATTACTTCATCCAGTTCAATATGTTGTTCCATTTCTGTTTTAGCACTCATCTAATCTCTCTTATTAATGAATCCATTCGATTCTTCCAGCCCTTTGCGAACTTAGCCTGTGAGGAATCGTTCTTAATAATTTGAGCATAGAAAGCAATGCGTCCATTGATGTAGTTATCTAGAACATCTTCTAGACGTTTATTGATAACCTTATCATGGACAGCATATATAGTTTTATCTCCCACAACACCATCAGCGGATGTTCCAACACAATTCTGTAGCCATCTACTAGCTCTAGTTGGCCCATGCTGTACAGCAGAATCAAACACAACTAGATCTAGAGGGAAGGGGATGTCAGAACATCGACACTTATCCCAATACTCTTCTTTATATATCTCAGAAACTTCATGAGAATCAATCTCCTCCACAGAACGCAGAGGAAGTTGATGTTTGGTTAGATAAGTGTTGTACGTCTTTTGAGTTATACCAAAGTTAGTAGCACCCCCTCGATCAAGGGGATTGTTAGAATAACCACCTTCTCTTTCTAATATATATTTGAGACAATGTTCATATCTACTCATAGAAGTTCCTATTATATCAGGCCGGTATCTTGTCAATTGCCATTGAGATGCCAAGCATCACGTCGCCCATCCCGAGCTGATAGGCTTTGTTGTATTGCTCGACGTTAATCAGCAGGATCAGCGGATACTCCGTTTTCGGCACAGTCGTCAGGCCCTCTCGGAATTTAACCAGTGCGTCGGACATGCCAATTACCTCCCCGACCATCACACGCCTACCAAACTCGGCAAGGCTATTTCTTCCATCGCTTCGCTAAACGGCAAGCAAACAATAGTACCCGCAGCGACTTCGGTAACAATAGACGACATCACGGTATCGAGTACAGAAGCATTAATGTCGTTGCCGCTGCCGCCTGACAATACCGCTGTGTGAAAGGTTATACTATTCCAGCCGCCGCGAGCTTTTAACCCGGCGATGAACGTGTCCACGTTACCCTGAGTTGTCGTTGCTAGGATTTGTAATCCGGGGTTCTTGAACAGCGGCGAGTGGTCGGTATGCTCAAAATGTGAGTCGTAGGTTGATACCGCCGTTGTCAGCGTTCTAACGTGCCTTTCTCCAGAGTCATAAACGGCTTGAGCAATGGAATTACGCCGCGCCAAGGTCTGAGTTTTAACCATCCCGTTAGTCCAGCCGATAACGCCGTAGCCAACCCCGCGAGTAAAGCCATTCGCCACAGCCCATGTTCTATAGGCGTCACAGTCGGCCTTAACATCAGCATATACAGACACATCGGGGTACTTTGTCGTGTTATCCCATCCGAGCGCAGCCCCCGCGCCGGTATGCCGAACGCACTCATGCCCCGCATCGTACATTTTCCCAATTTGCGCCAGCGTCATGTAAGACGCACTGCTTCCTATCCTCGGCACGTCTATCGCCAGTGATGCGCGGATATTGGCACGGGCAAGTGCTTGACGAAGATACGTGTATTGGCTGGCGTAATTCCCGTCCATGAATATAGAAAGCACCGGGGGGCAGATAGGGTCTGTCAGGAAGGGCGAAAGCCACACCGTAAAGGTTCCCGGTGTTGAAGGTGCACCCATAACAAGCGCGATAGATGACGTTTCTTCAGAATCAACTTTCGCCCATACCGTAGGATTCGACGTGTGTCCTGTCGTGTTCGCATCGCCGTCGTATGCCGTGCCAGAAACCCAATCACTGCCATCCCAACTGCTCGCCGTCGTATACGCCTGGACAGTCTGAATGCCGCCCGCTGAATAGTTGAATCTGATCTGAGCCGTTTGTGTGTTGTCACCAATGATCTGACGATCTGACGATTTGATAAAGCAGGTATATCGCTTCGCAGAACCTAGATGCAACGCGGCGGGAAGCGTGATCGTCACGTTAAGTGTTGCGACAGAAGCCGCCGTACCACTAATCTTGAGTGTCGGCAGACCGCAATACGTCACGGCGTTATCGACTTCAACGGACCAATTCGCAGTTACCGCCCCTAGCGAACAAGCGGACCAATCGACGGCCACCTGGCCGGGATGCTTATTCAGTTTTGAAAGATAGAAGGAGTCAAGCGACAGGACTCTTTGGCTTCCGAATACGGCTTCGCCGGCTTCCTCCCCGCCCGGCCCCAGCAGGCCGACGACGTTGCCGTTGGAATCATTTAATGTCGACACATTACCATTAGGATTTGCTACAATTGGATTAGTAGTTGCTGACATATCTTAATTACTCATAATGACGCTAACAGCCACGGCATTTGCCGTAACTCTAGCTCTGATATATTTCCAAGGGGCATCACACACAAAACCATCACTACCAGCAGCAGCTAAAGTAACAGTGCCTAATGTGGTGGCAACAGCATTAACACCGTCATTGGAGACATCAAAAACAACCGTAGCTGCACCAGTGGCAACTACTTGAATAGTGGTAAGTGGAGCATCTTTATATTTCCAATCCCCTGTAAACGTACCTGAAGATAAATCAGGAACTAGATTAATGGCATGACCACTTTTAACAAAAACATTTGTACTCATAATAGAACCTAACCTTTATAAAAAAATAGGAGGGAGGTTACATCCATTTCCGATGCACTCTCTCCCCCCTATGGGTTACTACAATAACACTAATTAATACGTATTACCTTGTTGAGGAATGTAATATTGTATTGTAACAATAACAGGACTAGTTAGTGTTGCACTTGCCTTAGCATAATACAAAGTATCAGCCGTAGCTTGCACACCAAAGTTAGCACCAGTTGTGTTACCAACTGCCGCAAATCCAACAGTAACCGTTGGAGTTGCATTAAGTAATTGAGTACCTCCCAATGTAGTACCAACGTTAATCGTTTGAGAAGCGTTGGATACCGCAGTGTATGTGAAGGCTCCAGTTACAATAGCATTCTTAGGTAAAACAAAAGCTGCAAATCCCACAGCATCAGCCGCGGTTGCTTCCAGACGAATAATTTGAACTTTTAGTTCAATATTCGGAGGAGTAGTTGAGGTTACTGCTTGATTGGGTCTAATTGCCATATATTTCTCCTATAAGGAGAGGGATTTCTCCCCCTCCAACAGATTAGGCCCCAGGCGAACCGTAGATTGCGCGAGGATCTGACCAACCAAATGAGTAACGAGCAGTTGCCTTGAACTTAGCATTCTCAGTGTCGAAATCATTATCCATCTCGAACTGGTCACCGCGGCGTTCAAAGTACTTGAGGCCATCACCTACGTTAGTAAGAATGAACCAAGCATCTGGATCGGTGAGGTAGTGGTTAGTAATAACTTGACTGAAGATACCAGATTCTTTAATAGCATTCGGATCATTCAAATCAGTACCAACACGGCCATCAGCATTCAGGATACGGCTAGCCTCGAACTGGAGGGTGTAGGGAATAACCAGCTTCGATGGTTTGGCAGCGATCAGAAGACCCCTATCATCCCGGAAACCAGCAATATCAATAACCGCTTGTTCAAGAGCAGCTTCACTCAGATCACTATCAACAGCAATACGATTTGAGAACGTACCACCAGCAACTGTTGGGTGAGCAGTAGAAAGCAGAGAAACACCATCACCACCAAGGAAACTACCAGAGGTAGCGTTGTTGTAGACGTTAGCTCCAACAATTTCCTTCGTCTGACGCATTGAGCGGGCAAGAGCCTTAGCCTTCTGAGCACCAACCTTGGCGTACTGGTCATCCTCATAGATTTCACGAGTAATCATGAAGCCTAGTGCGTATACAACGTGGTTGTAACGTGAGGTGAAACCTTGACGTTCGGTATCATAAGTGATTGGAGCACCTTCGTTCTTAACAGAAGCAAGACCGAATGAAGACAGACCTACATCTTCTTCGTATGCTTTGTCTGAGGTGTTCTTTTCAAACAGTTTGTCCCATTCGACGGGATAGTCGTTGTACGATTTTCCATAGATGGCATTGAGACCAGGCCATAGAAGCTTCGCAAAGGAGCTTGAAGTAATAACTGCCATATCTTATATCTCCTTATACACCAACAATCGCATTACCCTGAGCGTGAGTAGTCAATTGAACGAGTACTTTTTGATTCGCTAGAGGTGCTTCATTATCAGGACGCTTCACATAACCAACGACGTGCAACGGACGAGTAGCCGAAGCTGTCGGGGCAGTTGCAGAAACAAACATTGTGGAGTTACCAGTTACTAGAGAGTTACCAGCATAGTTGAGGGTACCAACGTCAGCATTCAGACCAATATCTGCAAGAGCATACGAGGCAGTAGATTGGGCTTCATAGATGAGATCAGGACTATCAGCAACCAAGACAAACGACTTGGTGGCGGCCGGGGCATATTGTGGGGTATCTAGAGCAATAGAACCCGTAGTCATCTTACCGTCAAGAGGATCGAGTTTGGGATTGATGATACCAACAACAGCACCAAGAATAACACCAGAGGTGTAGTTTGCAGCAGTTTGAGCAGTTGAGAGTGAAGCAACAGTAACCAAACCAGAAGTGGAAGCATTCGTTGAACGAATAACCAAGTCACCTACGAAGATTGGAATAGTTTCACTCACGGACACTTCATAAATATTGGCTTGCCCATTATAGGGTGCGCCGGTGAAGTGCTTAACGGGTTTAAAACCGTTTACACGTGATACATTAGCCATATTTTATTTCCTTTAAGTTTTCCCGATTTGCAGCTTTCCATAATCTGCCCCGGAATCTTTTCGCATAGATTGTTCGAGTTCTGCTATCTTCTGTTCCTTGTAACGCTGGTCTTCATCGTAGTATTCTTGCTTTTGACGCATCAAGAATCCTTGAACACCACCGCCTACAGAGACTTGGACAGGGGAGCCATCTTTCGATGCCTTACCCACACGACGATCTCCAATTGTAATAGAGTTGTCAGTGACAACCTCGTATCCCTGTTCCTGAAAGGTACTGATACGATCACCTACATCATTCACAATACGATAGACATATCCAGGTTCTTTACCCTTTACGCCTAGTACTGAACGATTGGCTAGTGGAGTGCGCTGTGCACGAGTGACTTTAGTGTTCATTATTTACTTCCTCTCATGGCTTTAACTTCTTCAAGATATTGTTCTTTTGTCATTATTCCAGTGCGGATGAACGTATTCATTACTTTTACCTCTTCCGCAGTAAGTTCAATCTTCCCTTTAGGAGTAGGAGCAGAGAGGCCTCGGCCTTCTACTGTCTGCTTGTTCCTGTTAGGGTTAACAAATTTTTCTTTGAATTTTTCTCTAATTTCTTTTGCAACGTAAGCTAAAACATCCACTGGTTCAAGATCGGGATTTTGCCTAGCATACACTTCGCCAATTAAGTCTGCGTGCTTCTTCATTGCAGGTTCTTGAGCATACCATTTATTCTTTTCCACCCATGCAGTAAATCGTGGATCTACTTGCTCAGGCATCTGTTCTTGATATACTTCTCTAGCTTTTTGTTCTGCTTTTAAATCCGTAAGAAGTTCCGTAGTTTCTAAATAGGCATCAGCATCTCCCTTTTCCAAGTTCAATTTCTGAGTAGCCTTTAGTTCCTGTACGGCCTTGTTGTATTCAACCTCTTTTAGTTTAGAATGATGTTCTTGTAACATCTTCAGAGCTTTCTTTGTGTCCTTCAGATCTCTACCCATGGTATCAATCTTGGAATACAACTCACCCCGTTCTACAAATTCTTTTGCGTCTCTCCATTTCGTTTCGTCCCCTTCCCATTCTTCTTTAGGACGCCAGCCTTGTTCTATGGCTTGCTGCTCTATTTCAGAATACTCAGGAGTATCCACTACTACAGGGGTATCATCTTCAACGGATGTTTCAATTACTTCGACTTCTTCTGTCATCTTATTCTCCTAGTACCACTAAAATGTCCTCATGCCGTTCTAAATATTCTGCCGCTAATCGTAGTACAGTAGGATTCTCTCTAGAAAAACCTAACATTGTATTACAATGTTGACATAATAAATCTCGAACTTTTTTCGTATTGTGATTATGATCTATATACGCTTTGCACTTTTCTGTTAATAATGGAATTGGTATTCTACAGATAGCACAACAACCGTTTTGTTGTTCATGTTTTTGTAAAACCTCTTCCCAAGTTATACCGTATCTTTTTCCCATTTGATATTTTCTTTTTGATAAAATATCAGATTCTCTGTTAGATAATTTCCAAAATGTTTTTATACACTTTGTTGAGCAGTATAACGCATTTTTCTTATTTTTGATTCTTTGATCTGTGATTGGAGTGCCACACGTTACGCAGAATCTAGTATGCATAATAGATCCTCGTCGTTGCAAACGAGATAGATTGTTTCATCTATGTCTTTAATCTCTTTACCACTATATTGGGCAATGACTACTCGGTCACCTACTTTAATAGTCGTCACTCCACCCCCATAATCTTTGAAGGCTGTTTCTCCTATGGAGACAACGGTGGCAGTTTCTATGGCTTTGCGTTCCTTCTTTATAAGATCTTTGCAAATCACAATTCCTGCGGCTGTCACTTCCTCTATGGGATCGGGCTTTAGAATTACTCTGTGTAGAATAGGGGTAATCATTCTTGACCATCCACGTCCTCTACGCGAACATCTAGTACATCGCGTTGACCGGCAATGAAACCTCTAAACCAATTATCAGAATCAGAATCAAGTCCTGCTGATGTAGAGAGGTTTTCCTTGGCATCTTCTATTCGATATTGAACCGATTGAAAGAATGCTTGGGTCACTGGATCTGTCTTCCAGGTCACGAAATCTTCTGTTGATACAACTGACATTTATTTTTTCTCCTTTGAGGGTTTTTGTCTAGCTTGTTGTGCAGCAATTTTCATCTTGTTCTGTGCTTGTGCTGCGGTTGTTACTATATTAACATGAGCAGCTTGGACTTTAGTCTGTAAGTCGACAGCGGCTGCTTTAGCCTTTAATGCATTTTCTACTTGCTTACCTTGTAGATCTAGTTGTAACTGTTGTTGTTGAGCGGAAAGCTTTTGTTGTGCTGTTGCTTGATCTACTTGCAACTTGAACTGTGCTGCTTGCTGCTCTCTCTGACCTTTCTGCATCTCTAGTTGAGCTTTTGTTTTGAGCAACTCTGCCTTCGGATCTGGTGGAGGAGGGCCTGGTTGCTTGAGATACTGCTCTGGTTGAGCAATCTCATGTGCTTCTAGGTAGAGTTTAGTAACAGCCATTGGATCTAAAGTACCAAGCTGGAGTATTTGCATTAATGCTTGTACCTTAGCTTGCTTCTCTTGATTTGATACTGCCACTGGATCAGCACCGGGAGTAATATCATTATCATCAGCGATGTAATCAGACTGTTTAATCTGAGTATCAATAATAGCAATGTATTGCTCTGGGTTTAGATACTTCCTGTTTAACTCATATATCTTCTTAAACTCTTTTTCAAGAGAACGATATACTCGTTTATAAACAGCAGTAAATACTTTCATGCCTTGTTCAATTGTTGCCATTGTAGTAGTTGCTGGTGTATTTTGACCAGGCATCTTACCTACAAATATTTCTGCAACGGAGGCTAATTCTTTACCAGACTTTAACAGCAAATCTAGTAAAGTAAATAGTACCTGACTTGGTTCCCGAACAGGGAGAGGAAATAGTTGTTTCTTGATGTCGTCACCAACAGCATTAACAACCTTCCACTCTCCCGGAGAGAATCGACTCTCTCCCATTTTCATTCTAAGACCCTTACCTATGAACCCTGTCTGTAAATTACTTAGAGAACCAGCATCTACGAGTTGATTGATGATAGTATTGGCACTATCATTAATAGGGCCAAGGAGGCGTCCAAAACCAATGTCGTAGAACCCGCCGTCAGGGTTAGGTATAAAGCTGTATTTCGTATAGTATTGAATTGTTTCAATTGATACCACCTTATTCTTTTGATCTAGTGTTACAGAGTCTCTATCAAATCTAGGAACAATACGCAATACTTTTCTGCTATTCTCTTCTACTGTTACGATGTAGGGTTCTGTATAATTATCCCCATCCAAATCCAAGTACGTGTGCTGTTCTATAATTGGATAAGGAGTTGTGTCATCTTCAGTGGAAGAGATTTGTACAGCCCTCTTAGAACTATCTGCTTGCATCGTAGTGGATTCGGCAGGAGTTCCTAAATCAACATCAAGAAAGATTCCACGATTAATACGTTCTTTTACTTGACGCTTAGTTAAATAAATAACTTCTGAGATTCGTTCTGCTTCTTCTAAAGATGTTGTGTTATAATTAACAACCAGATACTTAGGAAGAATAAGTTTAGAGCAATTGGTTTGCTTTGCAGAATCCCAATAAGTCTTCTTGAAGCAGGTGCCAACAATCGGAAGAGACAGCAGCAGTCTATCCATATCTTCTTCCCAATCAGGCATCTCATCAAGAAGTTGATAAGACATGTGCTTGGAAATTCGTTCTGCTCGTGCAGTCTTCTCTCCGTCCACATCTTCCCCAATCACAAGACATTTAACAATCTTTTGATTGGAAGGAACCAATGTTGGATAAGCACGAGCAGCAAACTGCATGGCTGCTGTAGCTAGAAGAGGGAACTTGATGTTAGCTGCACCAGGCCAGGGATAAGTCTTTTGCTCACTAATTTGTAGAGTGAGTTTAGTCCACTTATCTAAGTCTTCTTCCCACGGTTTGCGGGAAGCTAGGTCATTTAAGTAGCCTTCGACAGCTTGGTGACCAATGGTAACTAAGTCATCTTCTGAGAGTTCTTCTGCAATATTTTCAGAATCAACAAGCTTTTCCAGCTTTATGTATTCTTTATACTTCTGATCTGTACCATCGAAGTTAGTACCCAGTGACGACTGATCTGCCGATTTCATCTAGCTCACTCTCTCTTCTGTCTTGTTCATAGTCTTCCTCATCTATTTCTTCTCTAGTTGGGGCATCTACAATACGATCTATCATAAGACCTAAATAAGCTATTGCATCAACCTGGTCATCATGCTTGTCTCTAGGAAACCGCATCAATTCATCTTCCAATGTTTGATACCAATCAGAAGACTTATCAAATTTAACTGCACCTGCTCTCATGCGAGCTTGTATAGAACGCGCTCTAGTTGTCTTGTCTGTCTTTGAAGGTTTCAGATTTATAACATTAATGAACACATTCTGCTCTACCATAGCCCGATTCAAGAAGGGGCCAAGGGATTTTGTTATCTGAGAATCCTCAATACCAAAGGCTAGTGGGTTGTATATACGTTGCAGTGAGAGGAGAGTATTAACAATCTCTAAACCATCCAACCTATCCCGAATAACATTCTTGATGTGGAGAATACCGTCTTCATCCATACCGCCAACAATACATACAGTGTAGTCTGCTCTCTCTTTGTTCGTAATGGCAAAGTCACCAGCAATGTAATAGTTTAAATGTTTCTTCTTATCTTCTTCTCGTATGGTAGCAAAGTCATTTTTCTTAAAGAACGTATTAGATTCGTCGATAGGAATGTTAAGATATTCTTGAGAATAGACATCCGCCAATCCTCGATCTATGTAGTCCTGTCTAATTTGTTTAAACTCGTCTGCCGTTCTTCGTTCAGGCCACAAGATTTTGGAATAATTGGTATTATGGGCTTTGTACTTTACTGCCTTCCATTGCGTTGCACCTTTGATACTATAGGTCTTCAACTCGTCTTGAATTGTATACTTGTTGTTTTCTCTGGGCATTAAACCTTCGAGGAAAGAGTCCATGTGAAGAACAGTGCCAACAATTCTGAATATACCGTTCTGGGATCTGCATGGAAGTAATGCACCATAGACCCATCGCTTAAACTTCTCACGACGTTCTTTGTTCATTACGACTTCATCATTCTCGATGTCGTCACATACAATTAAGTCTGGTCTAGCTCCGTTCCACAACATACCCCGTAGTTTTTGTTCACTACCTTTTGCTATAATTCTGAACTTAATACCATCAACGAACTCGACAATGATGTCTGTCTCAGAATCCTTGATGAATTTAACTTCACCATTATCATTCTTCTTGATACCAAAGAGTTCAATGATGTCTTTGTTATCTTGCAACTCTTGTTTAATCTGTCCTAAGAACATAGCTGCCTGGGCTTCTGTGTCAGACACTAGAAGAACAAACTTACGTTCTCTAAAGAGGATACAAGCAAGTACATAGCTAAGAGAAATTGATGTACTCTTAGCGTGCCCTCGTGGGGCAGCTAGAGCAACAAACCTACTATTGGAAGTGCACAGTTCCCACATCTCTTCATGGAAGGCGGGAATCTGAGAGGCGTCATCAAAACGCTTGATTAGGCATGATCCCACAAATCCCTTAATTGTATCTGCTGTAAGTTTGACTTGTGGTAGTGTTGCCATTATGAATTTCCCAAGAGTTTTTCTTTAAGTGCGTACCCCATTAGCGGCCATATTTTTGTAACAGCATTCTGTCTAGCTATCTTCCGTCCAAGTTCCGCATCGAAGTTTTCAGAACTGACACAAGCGGATTCGCCCGTTACAGTAAACCCATTACCTAAGATTAGGGTGCAGAAGGTTAGCAATTTCAATGCAACCAAATCGTCCTCGTTCGCTTTGGGAATTTCTCTACCAGTGTAACTTCCATTCTGGATAGCACCAAAACGCCCATTATATGCGGTGAAGTAGTGTTCGCTGAGGATATTATTCTCGATATCAGCCGGTGTGATGCGAGGCGCGGTTAAGCCTTTGCCTTGAATCTCTTTTTCAATTTCATTACAATTCATCTATCTCTCCCTTTTGGACTTCTCACTCTTCATTGAACCGTTTTTGTTTCTAGCGAAGGAACGGTTTTGTCCTGGATTTTGTACAAACAAGTTAGCGAGGCCATTCTTACCACCTCTACTAACGGCTTTCTTGTGCCCTACATCTCCTTTTATGGAGGTAGCTTTTACACCTTTTTTAGCTGCCACTGTAGCCCTCGCTGCATTTCTAGCCGCCCTG